TAAAGACTGGACAAATTACTCAAGAAGAGTATGATAAACAATTTGCAGTATTAGAATCAGACCAACAAACACGAATAGAAGACGAAAAAGACAATGCCCTCTTAGCAGTTGCAGACGCAGGTGCCAACGTGGGTATGGGTACTGGACTTTTAACTCAACAACTTGGTATGCAAGACGGTGGTACAGATACCCGACCACTTAAAGCTGATGGTACGGCAGATAAAAGATTTAAAACAACCACCAAAGCAGCTGGTTTTGGTGGTAAAGCTATATCAGTTGCTGGTAATGTTGTTAAGAAAAGTAGTTATGCAGTGTCGGCCGTACTCACTCCTTTGGAGATATTTGCCAACCTAGATGAGACTAAGGATATGGAAGCCGTGTTGGCATTCAAGTTAGCCAACGGAGAGATAACACCTGAACAATCTACAGAATTTACTCAATATATAATCGACAAAAAGAGAGAAGACGTAGCAGTCCCAACTGCAGGACTGGTTGGTGGAATAGCCGCCACCGTTGGAATGGGGTTATTATTAGCATCTAACCCAGTAGGTTGGGTTACAGCTGGAGTCATGCTTGCTTCCGCTGCCACAGGAGCTGTTCTTGCCAGTGGTGCCACTGATTACCTCATGGGTGACTCTGAAGAAAAACTCAAAGAGATGACTGGAGTTGACAAAGGTATAATGAGTTATGTTACTGGTAAAGAATCCCAAGTATTAGCAGACATGCAGATTGATAGAGATAGTGCAAAAGCAGAAAGAGCTAATATTGACGCAAAGCAATTAAGTAATACAACTCTTGCAGAAGGTTTTACAGACCCTACACCCGAGACTGGATTGACTATGGAAGATGTTGTGTCCATGGTTAATGAAAGAAATCTTCCTGCTGGTGATACTGATGCAATTGCAGATTTAATAAAAGCTATGGGTGTACAGGGTGCATCAAATATTACAAACCTTGCTACTGCAACAAACACAACCATATTGGCTAATAATACTGGTCAATCAAGTGTTAACGATAGAGCTCTATTCAATAGTGGTGACTCACAGTTCCATCGATAGAGGTTCTTTGAACTTATCTTTCCTAGTGTACTTGGTTCGGTCTTTTACGACTTGATGTTTGAATGGTGAGTCCTTAGCAAATAAGACTTTACCAAACCGAGACTTCGGTCTTTGAGGGGTACTTGTCTTTTTCATGTCTAATTCCTATTCTATCGTTGCAATCCTGTTGGTCTTCTAACAGACTTAGATGCACGAATTCTATTTAACTCGTTTCTACGTTTTTGTTTTTGGTTCTTCTCATTCTTAATGAATGATGGTTTCAAGAAATACCTTCTTTCTCTTACCTCTTCTACAATACCTTTCCTCTCACAATATTTTTTAAATTGTCTGAGCATAATATCGAAGGGAACTTCAGTATTTTTGAAGTCTCTTTTTGGTCTATTCTTGTTATCGTATTTCATGTATTTCCTATTAATAAAAGTGTTAAGTCGCCCCACGCTTTACAGCATTCCCGCTCCTAACCGATTAACCCGCAATGTTTGCTGTTAACCTTTCCCTTACTAAGTACCCCCACTCTTCTAAGAAGAGTAAATCCACGGTCTTAGTGTATGGTCTCACTTTCACAGTATATCATTAATATAATGAGACCATCCCAACTAAGAACTCTAATTAACTTTCGTTAGCTAGGTTCTTAAAGTAATCCATCGCATCATCTTCTTCCACTTGTGGAGTTGACTCAGCTGATGAGATTACAGGTTCCGCTGCAACTGTATCAGTGTTTACATTAGACCATGGAACTTCGTCCAAGTCTTCTGCAATACTTTCTGCAGTTGAAGTAGTACCAGCACTTCCAAGTACTCTTTGAAGTTTCTCTTTGAGTTCTTCATAAGTCTTGAATTCACTTGGTGCAATAATACCCGATAATGAATGTAGTTGTGTATATATACCACTCAACTTATTTTCGTCATCAAATAATGGTGCAGTATCAGAAAATTCTGATTTATCATAATTCCAGTAACCATCAACCTTACGGATTTTGATTTTGAAATTAGCACCTTCTCCTCTCAAGTCAAAAGGATTAATTGCTTTCTCATCTTCAAATGCAGGTGAGATTGCTTCCTTAAGAGCTTCAAAGATTTTTTTACCAAATCTATACTTAAACACTTTACCTTCGTTAGCAGGATTTTTAGGGTCTGATACAACATAGACATTAGAAACATAGTGCAGTCTGCGTTTTTGTTTCCTAGCAATATCTTTGTTTGCTTCAATCCCAGTATTCCACAACTCGGTATTATATTCAGATACAGGGTCTTGTTTACTAAGAGTCGTTAAAGACTTCTCAATATACCATCCGCCTGGGCCTTGGAATCCGTGGTCAAAGTATGATACCCATGGCATCTCTTCTCCCTCGGGGGTAGGTAAGAAACGAACCACTGCATAACCATTACCAGTTTTATCTAGTTCGGGTTTCCACATTGTGTCGTCACTGAAGGATTTTTGTTTTCCACCATCGGATGGGGAAGCAGTTTCCATTGCTGCTCTTAGTTTATCTAAACTACTACTCATTGTATTCTCCTATTGTATTACAATTTTATTACAATTTTATTAACAATTATATTAAAGACTTAAGGCCTTGACCTAAAATCCATTCTTCACTTACTTCATAATAAGATAGTTCATTATACTTTATAGACCTTCCTTTGTCAAGAGGGTTTCCTAAGTATACTGAACAATCATTGTACTCCCTTAAGAGTGCAATGAACTGACTCCGTTGTGCATTAAGCACTTCAGACTCGGTATTGTATTTATGCATATAGTTTACACTACCTTCATAAATGTTTTCAAAGTTGTCACCTTCCAATGCATCAAAACCAATCAGATTGACTCGTTCATAACCATTGTCCATTGCAAACCCTAATGCAGACATTCCTGTAAACAGGTTTCTCAGTAAAGGGGTATCATAGGTAACAATTAAATCGGGACGTATTAGACCCAAAAAATCTGTGGACTCTCCATCACCTTGTATCATAAAGTGTGTGTCATCATCTTTAATATTGACTTCACATACACCTTCCATAGTAGAAGCAAGACTTCCAAACAGTTCAATTGGTAGTGGGTCGATATCTGCAAATGCAACTAGATTACCTCTATAGTAATCTGAGGTAACTAACTCTTTCTGTACAGGCATATCTACTGCAAACACTATGTCACATTCGTTAGTGTCTCTATGGATTGCATTACAACCCCACACTTCATGTGTGACACTAGAGAAGTCAAAACCTACTCTACTTGGGCCGTTACCTAATATTGTTACTTCTTGCATATGTCCATTAACAGGTTTTTGTACTTGTTCACATCTACTGAGACGAAAGCTTTGTACTTGTTCAATTTCAACTGAACTTCGGGGTACACGATTTGTTCTGATATTAATCTCTCCCAATCTTTAGTAAACCCTATGATGTCATCCAATATACACATAGTTTCTAAAGAGGTCTTCTTAGCTAAATATGATTTAAGTAGAAGAGGATGTTGTCCATTTTTTACCTCTAGTACTTGGTTGATTGTTTTCTTTAAAAGTAAATCAGACACATCAGTCTTAAACATGTAAGACATTTTCTGTTGTCTACCTTTCCATTCTCTATATCTCTTATCACATTCAGCATCTAAGAGGTCACCCGCCCAATAATCTTTAAAGGACAGATTTGCAATATAGAAATCTTGCAGTTCTTGTTTATACGTTCTAAACAATTTACCAAAGTGATACTTGTCTTTACGTTTTAAGAAGGAATTGATATCTGACTTTACTTTACCATTGTACTTAATAAAATCATAACCTTTAGAATAGAAGTGTAACTTTATTCCAAGGTACAACGTGTATGCATCATATCCTTCTCTACTGGTCATCGTAAGTCTTCTTTGATAAAGACCCCATCTACCATCGTACCTTTACGGTCTTTGATGTCGTGGTATGCAACCTCTAAACAATGTTCTATGGATAGACCATTACGGACTGCAATGTTAATTAACACTACCATGATGTCACCAATGTCATCTGCAATGTCTTTGTTCTTACAGATGTTATCGGACAACTCACCACATTCCTGTATGAGTTTCATGTACTGGTCTTTATCCGTTGAACCCTCAATGAGGTTTCTATCTTGATGCCACAATGCAATCTTTTGAATCAATTGAGGCACAGTATTATATTCATGAACGGGTGTACCGTTACTTCTTAATAGAAGTGCCTTCTTCGTATGTGTCATTACTTCCATTACCTACGATTCCTTATTTGGGTGCAATAATTTTTTTCTGTGCAGGTACTTCAATCTTAGAAGCTTCCTTTTTACCAGTTGCAATCATATGTGCATCTGCAACATGTTCTGCTGTTGGTACAACGAATACTACTTGTTGAAATATTGCATGGGGTGGATTCTCTTGTCCTGTTGCAGCTAGTCCTTTTGCAAATCCCATCGACCCATCATTCGGGTTAGATAGAATCATCCTTGGGTCTTCTATTGCAACTCCAGCATCTGTTGTTGATTCGAGTACACCTACATACTCACCACTAATTGTCACTACTGTGACGATATCACCTTTTTTCATAATTTTCTCCTATTGTGTGAAAAACTTGGTTATTGTTCCGACTGAATTCTCACCACGATTGATAAGGTTCAGTCCCTTTGCTTCATCAGCTAACTTCTCTTTGAGAGGAGTTGAGATTAATCTCTTTGATGCTTCGGGTTCGAGGTTGTTGTCCTCACAAATTTTAATGATTGCACTTAGTACATCACTTCCCATTAACAC